CATTCCTTGAAATGAGGAAGAAGAAACGCGCTCCGGTAACACCTAGGGCCGTCAAAAGCCTTTTGGCGAAACTGGACGGCTGGCGTCTCAAGGGTCACGACCCTACCGCGATTATCGACCAGTCGATAACAAACGCTTGGACCGATTTTTACGAATTAAAGGATTTGAAAAATGGACGACAGAAGCAATCCGCCCACTCAAAATTCGCAGAGGGGGCTTACCTCGCCGCTACCGAACCCGAACCAGGATTGGAAAATGGCGGTATCGGCCATCCTGACGCGATTGGCTACCCACTATTGGAGACCAGACTTCGAACCGAACCAGATTAAATACATGATGGTCGATTACCTAAATGACCTTTCAGCCTATTCGCCAGCGGACATTGAAGCCGCGTGTGCGGTGTATCGGCGTGATCCCGACAGCAAGTTTTATCCCCGCTCTGGAGAGTTGCTGGCCATACTGATCCCGAAGCGCGAGCCGGTTACGGAACGCTGGCGACTACCAAAATTCAGCGCCAGCGAATACGACAGACCGCGCTACAATCTGAAATCTGTCGCGGAAGTCTTGCGCGATACCGGGCATGTGAGTGCAGCTAATGCATGGGAAGAACGAAAGCTAAATCGCTCATAAGCCACTGAATCCCCCCAACCAAAAGGACTATGAGGGGTAAGGGGGAGTAGACGGGGGATTGTAATAATGTTGCGTGATGACGCAGGCATTGCCGCGCTGATCGAGGAAGTCGAGCGTCTGCGCATATCTCTCAGGGCGCGAGAGTCCGAGCAGTCTTTCCATGCTGCCTGTCGCTAGATCGGAGCGTCCATTGGGCATTTCAAAGCGCATTGTTGAATGGTTGGCAGAGCTAGACGCATCAGCGTCGCGCCCTGACCGGGGCGACGGCTGGCAGATTACCGACAAGGGCCGTGCGGCGCGCAAACGTGATCGGCAACGTGCAGAAGATTTGCGCACGTTGATCGACGCCAAGACACTTTAGAAACGGAGACCCACTCCACACATCCCCCATTTGCCTTACATAAAGTTACAAGGTAGGGGATGACTGGGCTGTTGCTTTAGCCTAATATTTGGTGTAGTTTCGCTCTGGGTAAAATCAGGGCTGTCAATGGCAAAACCTCCGATTGAATACCGGCCAAAGAAGGCCAGCGGGCGCAAAGCAGGGCGATTGGCCCAGCAGGGGGTGGGAGAAGTACCCCAGACACCCAAACTCGCGCCACAGACCATAGGAATCGATCTGGAGACAGTTTTCCCCGCGCAAGAACATGAGCCAATTGTCGGGACGATGGATTTAGCAGAATTATCGCTTGCTCAAAGCCTTGCCCCATCCGTCGATCCAGAGCCGCCTAAAATCTCAAAGTCTATTTTCGACCGCAACGCCTATCAGCGCGTCTATATGCGGGATAAGCCCAAGGCGGAAGCCGAAGGTCTAAAAGTCGATGCTTGGCGAAAAAAGCATGGGCTGGAAGATTGGCAGGCGCGGCTGTGATTTACTTCACCCCGTCCCAAATGGACGTGATGGCCGAACAGATTTTGCTGTGGGACCGCGCAGCCTTGGATGCTGCCAATGGACGAACTCGCGGTACAATGGCGTCAAAAGACGCACCAGAGGCTTTACGGCTGGCGCTGAACGCCATTTACGGCCAGACCGGCTACTTGGTGCTTGGGGACTGGCCCCGCGATGTAGCGTCTCCTGAGTGGCCAGAAGCACTTACGGCAATGGGAGTAAAAGCATGGGCAAACACTCCGATGGAGATGCTCCGTGTCTAATCGTGGAAGACCGTCTAAATACACTCAGGAAATAGCAGACGAGATTTGTTCTCGGTTAGCCGATTGTGAAAGTCTAAACGACATTTGTTCTGATGACGGAATGCCTCACGAATCAACCGTAAGGTCTTGGGTTATCGACAATAAAGAGGGTTTTTCTACGAAGTACGCCCGCGCGCGCAACATCGGTTTAGACATTCGTGCCGAGCGCGTGAAAGACGCCTTTATGTCTGAGCCTGATTCAGCGCGGGCCAGGCTGATTTTCGACCATGAGCGGTGGTATCTGTCTAAGCTTGCTCCAAAGACTTACGGTGATCGCACCATGACTGAAATCACCGGCAAAGACGGTGGCGCTATTCAGATTGCCCAGAAGACGCTACATTTTGATGTGATGTCTCTGCCGCTTGAACAGCGCGAGGCTCTAAAGCTGGCTTTGCTATCTGCTGAAGAACCTGAAACCATTGAGCAAGAGGCCATGGAATGATCTATGCGGCTGCTGGCTTTATTGTTTTCATCCTGGCGGCATTTGCCATATGGGCGGCGAAATGATCGCGGCATTCCTGATCGGATTAGTCTTATGGGCTTGTGTTGGCGGCGTCTGTACGCTGCTGGAATCTAATTGGCATTGGCCGCGATAGACTAAGTGAGACTAAATGGCTTCTACGTGGGCACGGCAGCACTTTGAAGATTCAGTCATGCGATTGCCGAATTTGACGGTGGTTCCTGCTGACGCATTCCCTGGCGACCTTTGCAAGGTTAACGGCGGTGTGATGATTTTTACAGGCTACGAATGGAGGGCCGTTTCGGATATGGAAACGGCTTGCCACAAAGTGCAGGTAGACTAAATGTTCGGCGTGCCCATCAGTGCTGGCCGGATTAGACTTGAGGGTGACGCCGTGCCCAACGAACAAATTGAGGCCATTAGGGCTTTCGCATCCGATCCAGATGTTAATGAGATTTTACGTTGGCTGGACTTCAAATCGTGTGGCTGGTCTCCGGACGAACAGCTTTATGTTGGGGCTCGTAAGCTATTGGAGGCGGCTGGCGTTGATGCCACTAAACCAAAACAGGAATTGTCGTGATCTATTGTCCCGAGTGTCTGCGCCCGCATCCTGGCATTAAGCGTAACCAGATTGGCGCTGACTCAACAACCAAATGTGATTGGTGTTACGTCGCCAGAGAGATTGAGCGCTCTGAAAAGACCATGCAGGAAGTCCTGTCAAAGCTATGCTATCCTCATGGCCGCGAAACGTTCATGCAAGAGTTTGATAAACGTTTCATTACGCTTAAAAGCTAAATGCCCACCACAGTATTCTTTGACGGCAAACCAATAGACCGCGATGAAACGCTGCTAGAGATAGAGCGCGTTGAATGCGAGGAAAGCCTTTATCAGTTCTTAGTCTCAGCGTGGAAATATATTGATCCCGCACCGTTTACGGATGGCTGGGCAATTGAGGCGATCTGCGAACACCTGCAAGCGGTATGTGATGGGCAGATAAAACGGCTCATAATCAATCAACCGCCTCGCACATCGAAGAGCAGCATAACCAGCGTTGCCTTCCCGGCGTGGGTCTGGGCACAGCGGTTTAATTCTCCCACAAGTGGGCCTGGTGTACCGTTTCTGACGGCTTCCTATGGCTATTCCCTCGCGCTGCGCGACAGCATGAAGTCGCGGCGTTTGATTGACAGCGCGTGGTATCAGCGCCTCTGGGGGAACAGATTTAGACTTACGAGTGACCAGAATACGAAAGGCCGGTTCGACAATGACAAGGGCGGCACTCGCCTTAGTACATCTGTGGACGGGTCCAATACCGGCGAAGGCGGCAACTGCTTTGTGGCTGGAACAATGGTTTCAACGCCGTCAGGGCCGCAGCCAATTGAGGCGCTAAAGGCTGGCGATCCGGTAATTGCCTTTGACCATTTACGGGGTAAGGCGGTAATATCTGAGGTAGTGGCAACTCAGGTTTCTTCGTCTAATGACTTCTACGAAGTATGTACACTTTCGGGAAATAGATTCGTCTGTACTGGCGCTCATCCGATATTCCAGCCGGGGCGAGGATATGTTGCCGCTTCTGAAATGGGGCGAGGAAACCGGGTTGTTGTCGAAATCTGGGCGTCTGATCCTTCTGCACCTGATTTGCGACAAGTGCGGGAAGCAAACGGACAAGCATCTGTACGAAGCCCGCAAGGCTCTCAAACAGGGCAGTCGGGACGCCTATTGTTCCAAGAAATGCTGTTCGGCCCATCACGCAATAAAACAGGCGAAGCCATGCGTGATTTGTGGAATGCCGCGAAAGCATCGGCACACCGAAACTTGTTCAACAGCGTGTCAGCAACAGGTAAGATGGGAAAAACGCAAAAAGCGGATATGCCCAAGATGCAGGGGGCGCTTCGCTGGCTGGACAGTTTATTGTTCCTCGGATTGTGCGGACGCCGATCACTCAGAGAGAATGCGGGGTTCGCAAAACTCGCGCTTCAGATTGATTGGCCGCTATTCAAATCAGTTCAAGGAAATGCGGTTAATTGTATTAGAGCGGGATTCACACCGCTGTGCATCATGCCAAGCGCCAGACAAGAGAGTAACGCACGGGAAAAGAATGCGCGGGTTTCTTCAGGCGCATCACATAGACGAGAACTCGCGGAACAACGTCCCAGAGAATCTAATTTCCTTATGTCCGCGCTGCCACAAGAAGCATCATCATGGGGTATTGGCTATATCGCCTCAGTTACCCGCCTTAGCTGCGAGCCGCAGCGCGTCTATGACATCCAAGTTAAAGGATGCAGCAACTTCTTTGCTGATGGCGTTCTCGTCCACAACTGCGTGATTATTGACGATCCTAACTCAGCACAGGAAGCGTTCAGCGAAGCCACAATCGAAAAAACAATATCGTGGTGGGACGGTGTGATGAGCACTCGTCTAAATGATCCAAAGACTGGTGCTTTTGTTGTTGTTCAACAGCGCCTCGCGGAAGACGATCTAACAGGCCATATTCTGTCAAAAGATGTTGGAGAGTGGACCCACCTCTGCTTGCCAATGCGCTTCGAGCGTGACCGCTCGTTTGTATCCACCATCGGATGGCAAGACCCGCGCACCATTGAAGGAGAATTGCTTTGGCCGGAGCGGTTTGGCGAAGATGAAGTTAGCCTGCTTGAGAAACAGCTAGGGCCATTTTCGGCATGTGGCCAGCTACAACAGCGCCCTGAACCGGCTGGCGGCGGCGTCATCAAGCGCGAATGGTGGAAGCTATGGGAGGAAGACGCTTTCCCACCCATGGACTTCATCGTGGCCAGTCTAGATACGGCTTACACCACAAAGACCGAAAATGACTTCAGCGCCCTGACTGTGTGGGGCGTCTTCACTGGCGATACGGTTGCCCAGGCGACGCGCATCATTGGCCGCGATGGCAGGCCGACATATGACGAACGCTCTTATTCCGATGGCTCGCCTAAGGTCATGCTTATGGGCGCATGGCAGGAACGGCTTGAACTGCATGATCTGGTTAAGAAGGTTGGCGACACATGCAAGAAGCTGAAGGTGGATAAGCTTATTATCGAGTCTAAAGCTGCTGGTCATAGTGTGGCGCAAGAAATCAGGCGGTTGTATAATAACGAGACGTTCGCGGTGTTTCTCTATGACCCGAAGGCGCAAGATAAGTTGGCGCGTCTATATAGCATCCAACATCTATTTGCAGAGGGAATGATTTATGCGCCAGACCGTGCGTGGGCTGACATGGTGATTACGCAGGTAGGCCAATTTCCAAAGGGTAAACGAGATGACTTGGTAGACACGGTAAGCCAAGCTCTTAGACATATGCGCGACCTTGGCCTGATGATACGCGGCCCAGAACGCATTGCAGAGATTGAGCAGATGAAGCAATACACGGGCTGTCCGCCGCAGCCGTTGTACCCAGCATAGGAGATTAGTTTGGACCCGTTAGACCCATTCAGCATTAAGCCGCCGCTTGGATCAGACATAAGACATAGAATGGAAGACGGTAGGGATGCTTGCCGTATCTGCCACCGTACAGCGCAGGAAATCATAAATAGCGACAAGCCTTTTTGCGTTCCGATAATGAAGGCAAATGGCGCGGCGCATCGAGCTTGGGCTAAAACACTAAGCAGGTTGTCGAATGCAGCCCGCGCGAGTTAGTCTAATGCAGCGCGTACTAGCGTCCGCTACCCTTGAGCAAATCAAGCCTTCGCCTAATCCCTTATGGGAGGTTACAGTTACAGGAGAACCGCCCCACGATCACCGCCGCATATATACACTTGGCGGAAAATCGGATAATGAGGCTGCTATGGAGGGCATCCGCCAGTTTGTCGCGGAAATGGAATGCCTGTCCGTTGGGGATTGATTGATGTCGCAACCGGGCGGCTTAGCGCCAATGAATATCCGCCAGCCCGGACCCGTGGCTAACGATGCAGATGGCGATGACGCGGATGTCATTGTCGAAATGGCTGACGAGAATGTTGACCAGCCTGACTTCGACGTAGACGGCAATATCCTCAAGATCGAACACGGCGACGGATCGGTAACGGTATCTCTGAATGGCAAGCCGCTTGAGGAAGCTAATAAGGCTTCGTCTAAGGGCTGGTTCGACAATTTGGTTGAGGAAATCGACCAGAACGAACTCAGCCGCATATCCGATGAACTTCTGCGCGGTATCCGTGATGACCTCACAAGCCGTCAGGAATGGATTGAAGATCGCGCGCTCGGTCTAAAGCTGCTCGGTCTAAAGATTGAGATTCCGGGACTTCAGGGCGCTAGCGATGGCGCTCCCGTTGAGGGAATGAGCAAGGTCCGCCATCCGCTTTTGCTGGAAGCTGTGTTGCGCTTCCAAGCCAATGCCCGTAGCGAAATGCTGCCGACTGATGGCCCAGTTAAAATCCGCAACGATGATACCAAAGCGGAACTGAAGGAAGACCAGCAAGCCAACGCGCTTGAGATGGACCTAAACCATTATCTCACGGCGGTTGCGAAGGAATACTATCCCGATACTGACCGCATGTTGCTGATGCTGGGCTTTGGCGGGACTTGCTTCAAGAAGGTCTATAACTGCCCGCTGCGCAACCGTCCCGTTAGCGAAAGCGTTGATGCCGATGATCTGATTGTGAATAACGACGCCACGGATTTGATGAACGCCAAGCGCGTCACGCACAAATCCATGATGCGCCCTTCAATTGTGAAGCGGCTACAGATTCTCGGCGTGTACCGTGATGTAAGTCTAAGCACTCCAAACCAAGCAAAGCTTGATAGCGTCCAGCTAGAGAAGAAGTCACAGCAGGGCACACAGCAAAGCACGGCCAACCCGGAAGACCGCGACCGGGAGATTTACGAGTGCTATTGCGAACTGGACATCAAGGGCTTTGAGCATAAGCACAAGGGCAAGGAAAGCGGGCTGGAAATCCCGTATCGCGTCACAATCGACGTGTCTTCGACAGAGATTCTGTCCATCGTCCGCAATTACGACGAAGACGACAAGGAATTGCCAAATCCCCGGCAAGTATTCGTCAAGTATACATTTGTCCCCGGTCTTGGCTTCTACGACATTGGCCTGCTTCACATCTTGGGGAATACTACCAATGCTATCACAGCCGCATGGCGTGAATTGTTGGATGCTGGCATGTATTCCAACTTCCCGGGCTTTCTTATGGCTGACACGGGGGCGAGACAGAACACGAACATCTTCCGTGTACCGCCGGGAGGGGGCGCGCTCGTCAAGACTGGTGGCGTTCCGATAAGCGATGCCGTTATGCCGCTGCCCTACAAGGAGCCTTCCACGGCCCTTATGGCGCTCGTTACCGACATGGCCACGACTGGTATGCGGATTGGCGGCACAAGTGAACAGCAGGTTGGTGAGGGCCGGGCCGATGCCCCTGTAGGGACGACGCTGGCGATGATCGAGCAGGCCACCAAGGTCATGAACTCGGTTCATAAACGTATGCACGCCGCTCAGGCCGAAGAATTTCAATTGCTTGTCAGGTGCTTCAAGGAAAACCCGGAGGGCTTCCTACAGCGCAAATGTAAGTCTAATACGAAATGGACTGAGGAATCCTTCCTTCAGGCCATCACCAATTGCGATTTGGTCCCGCAGGCTGACCCGAACACAGCCAGCCATGGCCAGCGCGTCATGAAGATCATGGCGCTGAAACAGCTTCAGGCCGCTAGTCCGCAAATGTACGACCCCATCGCCATTGATATTGCGGCGCTCCAAGCTATTGGCTGGAATAATCCCGAGCAATTCTTTGCGCCGAAGTCTGCCCAGGCTGCACCGCCTCCGCAGCTACAGCAGATGCAGGCCAAGATGGCGACGGAGAAGCAGGATGCAGATACGCGAACTGCGCTGGCCAATGCCAAGGTTGCCGAGGTTAAGGCTAAGTCTGCGGTTGAAGCAGCCAAGATTCAGGGCGGTCTCTATACCAAGGACAAGGACGAACCGGAGCCCCAGCAGGTTGATACGCCAGTCGATATGATGACGGCCAAAGCCAAACTTATGGATGCTGAGACTAAGCGCCATCAGGTTGGTGTGAACTTGCATGAAAATATGATCGAGGATCAGAACCGCGACCAAGACCGCAAGAGCCGCGAGAAAATTGAGGTTTTGCAGATCGCCAAGGAAATTTTGGCTGAGACACATAAGCCGGAAGCGGCTGAGAAGGAAGCGAACAAAATTGATAAGGGCGTGAAGACGTGATTCCACCCGATCCCAAGGCCCCTAAGAAGGCCATGATGGTGGCAAATGCCCCAACGTCGCCTTTTCCAACGCTACCACGGCGATTCGCATCTGGCGGTGAGGTGACGCCTCAACCGAACACCATGGGACTGTACAGCCAAGGCGCTGTGGCTGCTAAGGCACTTCCACAGTTCAAGGGGACGCCGCAGCAAATGGTAGCCTCACTGAAGGCAGTTAAGCCGGAAGAAGTCAGATGGAGTGGCGCGGATAAGGCATTTGCTGGCAAGCCGATAGTGGATAAGCACGAATTGGCCGAACACTTTCAAAAAAATATGCCGCCTTTGCAGGACAGAGCCTTGCAGCGGCCCAGACTTTCAGTGGTTCCGAACCACGAAGAAACTGAACATGCTGGGTCGCCAATGGTTGATGTTGTAAATCAACATGGGCGGACGCATTTTACTGGCGCGCCGGAAGATGCCGAACAGTATATGCAAGAAGGTGTTGGTGGAGATAATCAGCCAAAATTCGAGAAATACACATTACCCAGCGGAGAAAATTACCGTGAGGTTCTGACCAAATTACCGCCTGAAAAGAAAGTTATGGCGGAATATAAGGTTATGCGGCCTGACGGCCATGTGTACGGAACATATGATACAGCCGACAACGCAGCGAGTGTGCGTGCCGCTATCAACGGCACCGTTGCGCCGCCGACATCTACTAATATCGAAACCGGATTTAAGTCACAGCATTGGCCTGATTTAAATGTAGTGCTGCATCGCCGTTTGGCAGATCGTAATGGAACTGACGGCAGCAAGATTCTCCATTTGGAGGAACTCCAGAGCGATTGGGGACAGAAAGGGCGCAGTGAGGGCTTTAAACATTCTGAAGAAGAGCGCGAGGCCGCAAAACAAAACATGATCGCCAAGCACGGCGAATACATGCTGGCTCATAGCCGCGCCTTAAAAAGGCGAGATGAAACCGGAAGCGACCCTAAAAATGATTCAGATTTGTTAAAGGCGAGCGCAGACTTTGATGCCTCGAAAGAGGCGCTAAGAAAGATTGCTGGTGGTAAAGTTCCGCAAGGGCCGTATGTCGGAAACACACAATCATGGACAGATCTTGGTCTAAAGAAAACCCTGCACGATGCGGCTAAAGGCGGGTACGACAAACTGGCTTGGACGCCAGGACAAATGCAGGCTGACCGCTACGACTTAAGCAAGCAGATTAGTAAAATTGAATATGAGCCGGATGAAAATGGCACATATGAAGTTATTGCTCATGACCACAATGGCCGCAAAGTTCTAGAAGAATCGGACATTCCAAAAGACAAGCTGCATACCTATGTTGGCAAAGAGTTGGCTGACAAGATTGATAAGGGTCACGGGGAGCATACTGGAGGCGCTTATCGCGGGTGGAAAACGCTTTCAGGATTAGATTTGAAAGTTGGCGGCGAAGGCATGAAGGGATATTACGATAATATCCTGCCAAAGCGCCTTATGGCATTGGCCAAAGAGCATGACCCAGAAGCATCGTTAGGCCATGTTGAAACGGTAGCCGACAAAGACGGTTGGCATATCACTCCGCCATCGGCCACCGTTAAGGGCAAGTGGATGGTGAAAAGCAGCGATTACAATTCCAAGGGGCTGCACTTTGATACCGAAGAGGAGGCCAAGAAGGCGCTCACGGATAAACAGGCTAAGGCGATTTTGCCTGCACTTACAATTACGCCAAAGATGCGAGAAAGCATTCTAAGACGTGGTTTCAAAGCCTATGCGCGTGGCGGTTCAATCGCTAAGACTAAATCGCAGTCATCCATCGTAGAACATGCATTGCAATTGACTAATCCTGTATTGCGGCACAATGCTGCGGTATAACCTTATTTGCGGGAAGCCGCGCCGAAGGAGAATTTAGAATGTCAGAAGCTTCGATTGCCGCCCGCAAGGCGATGCACGAAAAGATCAAGCGCATTACCAAGGCGGAGACCGGCAAGGTTGACGGGTCGGATTTTACCCCCGCCGAACCGCTGCTTACTGAGTCTAAGACCGGCGCACGGCCTATTTCCCCACGCCAGTACAAGCGCGGCGGTAAGGTCGAAGGTATTCATGCCAAGGTTCGCGCTGACCGCAAGGCTCGTAAAGATGGCGGGCGCGCGAAGCTGACCCCCGACAACTTCCTGAACCGCGACGTGAAGGAGGCCAATGAGGAACGTGGCGGCTCAAAGCATGTTGGCGGTTGGAAGAAGGGTGGCCGTATCGGCAAGATGGATGGCGGCTCTTTTGTCCCCACCAATCGCCTGCCATCCGTTGGTGTCAATTCCCGCATGGATCAGGCCGCTGGCCTGAAGCGCGGCGGGAAAGCTCACAAGGCGTCTGGTGGCGCGCTGGGCAAAGATGAGATGGAGGCGGTGTCCAAAGTTATGGGCAACCGCAATCCTAAGACTGGCCTGCGCCCCCGCACTGATAAGGCGGATGAGGAAATCTTTGACAAAGCCCGTCCCAAGCTAATGGCCGACAAATACGCCAAGTATCAGGCTGGTAAGAATGCCTTGGAACTGACCCCGGACATGGAAGTCCGCAAGAACGGTGGCAAGGTCAAGCATAAGGACGAAGCCGAAGACAAGAAGCTCATCAAAGCTGAAGTTAAGCCGTCCGCTTTGAAGGGTCATGGCGAACACTGCAAATGCGCCAAGTGCATGGGTGGTAAGGTTGCGAAGTGCGGTGGTGGTTCTGCCATGAAAAAGGGCGGCAAAGCCGAGAGCGTTTCGGACGGTGAACTTGAGGGTACGCGCCCGACTGGTGGCCGGATGGCCCGCAAGCATGGCGGTAAAACCGGCAAGGATAAGATGAACGTCAACATCATCATTGCCACTGGCAAGGGTGGCGCTGGTCAGCCTGGAATGCCTATGCCTCCCGGTGGCCCGATGCCGCATCCTGTCATGGCACCGCCCGTAGCCCCGCCGCAGGGTGCATCTATCGGCGCTGCGCCTCCGATGGGCGGTATGCCTCCGGGTGGAGTTCCTCCCGCCATGATGGGCCGCAAGTCTGGTGGCCGCATTCCTCATATGGAGGCTGGTGCTGGTAGCGGTCTTGGCCGTCTTGAAAAGATCAAGGAATACGGAAAGAACGCCTAAGTGCAGACTGCATTCGAGGCCGATCTGCGTAAGTTGATTGATGGCGCAATTGAGCAGCACAAGGAAAACCTTGGGCTTGGTCATGCCCCAAAGGATTTTGCGGGCTACAAAGAGATTGTAGGTAAGATTCAGGGCCTAAAGGACGCCCTTGCGCTGTGCGATGAAGTCAACGCTAAACAGTCCGAACAATAAAACGGAGAAGTCATCATATGCCTGCCATGCAGATGGTTCATGAAGCAGACCCTAAAGACGTAAAGCTTAAAGAACTCGGAAGCATCAAAGACATCGAGATTTTCAACAACCAGGTTCTTGTTGCCGTCTACCTTCGCCCCGAAAAGACCAAGGGCGGCATTTTGCTCCCCGATCAAAACCGCGCTGAAGACCAGTATCAGTCGAAAATTGGCCTTGTCGTTAAGCTGGGGCCTGACGCATTTGTGGATTCCAGTGGCGCTTGGTTCAAGGATATGGACATTGCGCTGCATGATTGGGTCATTTTCCGGCCATCCGATGGCTGGAGCATCACAGTGAATGGCGTTTTGTGCCGTATCCTGGAAGACACTGCTGTTCGCGGTCGCGTTCAGAGCGTTGACTCAATTTGGTGACAAAGTGTTTAGAATTTGTAAATCTTGTTCAATAGAGCAGCCAATAACCAGTTTCGGAAAATCCAAAACTGGCAAGTATGGTGTTAGGGCTGTATGCAAAGGTTGTGTTTGCGCGGCTGCGCGAGAAAAGTACCGTAAAGACCCATTGAAGACCAATGAGAGGGTGCGAACCTTTTTAAGGAAAGACAGGGCCGCCAACCCCAAAAGGTACAAGGAATATTTCTTGAAAAGAAACATTCCAAATACTTTGAAAGCAAACAGAGAGTGGTACGCGCGAAATGTTGATGAACAGCGCATCAGAGCATCGAAATGGTATAAAAATAATACCGCTCGTTCGTTAGCTTTATCCGCAAGGCGGCGCGCGGCAGAAATAAATGCTACCCCGTCTTGGTTAAACCAAATACAGTTAAACCAGATTGAGGAAATGTATGACGTTGCCGCCGCTTGTGATACGCAGATAGGCGTAAAGCACCATGTTGATCATATTTTCCCACTACAAGGGAAAAACTTTTGTGGTCTTCATGTGCCGTGGAATCTGCAAGTTATTCCAGCCACTGAAAACATAGCAAAGCATAACAAACCACCGCAAGAATACGCGCATCTCTTTTAGGAGAATTAGATTTTATGGCCGATCCAGCAGAACAGATTGAAATTGAACTAGAAGATGCTCCCGACAAGGCAAAAGACGGCGATATTGAGGTTTTAAAGGCGGAAGACGCACCCGCTAAACCTGCCGCTAAAGTCATGGAGCCGGAAGAGGGTCTTGAAACCCTTAAGGCGCAGCTTGAACAGGAAAAAGCAGAGCGCATCGCTCAGACCAACCGCGCAAATAAGGCTGAAGAAACCGCTCATAAGGCGAAAAACGAGGTTCAGGACAGCAATCTTACGCTTGTAACGAATGCCATTGAGACGGTTAAGCAGTCTAATGAGGTTCTGAAGGCTAATTACTCCGCAGCCATGTCCGCTGGTGACTATGATCGGGCAAGCGAAGTACAGTTGGCCATGTCTACCAACGCTGCGAAGCTTTTGCAGCTTGAACAGGGCAAGCAGGCGCTGGAAAACGCACCAAAAGCTGAAAAGCCGCGTCAGATTGCTGCCGATCCCGTCGAGGCCCTTGCATCTCAGCTTACCCCACGGTCTGCCGCATGGGTTAGGGCGCATCCTCAGTGCGCTACGAACAATCGCCTGTATTCAAAGATGCTGGCGGCGCACAATCTGGCGATTTCCGATGATATTGCGCCCGATACCGATGCCTATTTCGAGAAAATCGAAAATATCATGGGCTTCAATAAGCGAGAGGAAATCCAAAATGATGATCCTATGGCCGGGGCAGCGGTTGTGACCCAGCGTCGATCCGCACCGCCCGCAGCGCCAGTATCCCGCAGTGGTAACGGTACTGGAAGCAAGCCTAATGTTGTTCGTCTGACTTCCGCAGAGCGTGAAATCGCACAAATGAACGGAATGTCCGATGTTGAATACGCTAAGGCAAAGCTCGCCCTTCAAAGAGAAGGTAAATTGAACTGATGGAGACGAACATGAATAATACTGCCCAGACCGCGCCGCGCCGTCCACGTGGTCGCCCGCCCGGTATCAAGCGCGCCGAAACGTCCGCTTCGCCTTCAGCACCGGAACCGGAAATGACCTTTTCCGCTCCTGAAAAGCCTATTGAAATGATTTCCGTCTCTCGGGAATCTGCCAATGAACCTCCCCGTCATGAAATGAGGGCTCCCATGCGTGAAGAAGACCCGCGCACCCGCGCTGCCAAGCGCGCTGCTGAACTCCGTGGACACCTTGGCGACATGGATGAAGGCCCTGACGATTTCTACATCGACAAGGATGCAATTCCGCAGGGATGGGATTACGAATGGAAAACCCGTACCGTTCTAGGTGCTGAAGACCCGGCCTATCAGGTTCAATTGGCGCGCAAGGGTTGGGAGCCGGTTCCAGCTAGTCGGCACCCGTCTTACATGCCGCAGGGTAGCAAGAGCGCCACGATTGAACGCAAGGGCATGGTTCTCATGGAGCGTCCACTGGAAATCACGGAAGAAGCGCGCGACATTGAATTGAAAAAGGCCCGCAATCAGGTTCGCCAAAAGGAAGCGCAGCTTAACTCCGCACCCGAAGGCCAATTTGAGCGCAATCACCCTTCCGTAAAAGCCAAGATCACGAAAACAATTGAAGCGATGCCGATTCCGAAGGATTAAGGCGCGTCTTTAATAAGACTAAGAGATAAATCAGGGCGGCCTTTGTGCCGCCCTTTTATTTTATTCTGTTGACACGGAACGGAATTGCAGGATAGCTAATGGAAAGTGACGTTCCTCGGGGGGCGTTTTATTTAAATCCAAAGTCTAAGCTGGCCCGGCGCTGTGCGATGACTCCGTAAAAGGAGAAACCGTCTGTGGCCAATAATTTCGCGCCCTTCGGATTTAGTCAGCACAACGGCACCGGCTCTGCGCCGACCTATGAGCAGGTCACGGGTAATATCAAGTACAACACCGCCAATATCTTTTATGGCGATCCGATTTTCCGTCTTTCGGATTCGACCCTCGCGGGCGTGACAACTGGCCCCGGTCCCGGCACTGGCATTCTTGCCGGTGTGTTTGTCGGCTGCAAATATCTTTCTACCGCGATGAAGCGCACCGTCTGGTCTAATTGGTGGCCCGGCAGCGATGTTTCGAGCGCAAACTCCGCTTCGACCGAAGCCTATTACATCAACGATCCGAACGCACAGTTTTTGGCGCAGGTTGCCAACTCTGCGACCACGGATACCACGGGCGTTGTGCAGACCAATATCGGTCTAAACGTGCAGTTTGCTTATGGCACGGGCAATACCTCTACCGGCATTTCCGGCGCGTATGTGGACATCAACACCACACCCGCCACGACCAATACCTTGCCCTTCCGCTTGGTAAGCCTTGTATCAAGCCCGCCCGGCGCAAACGGGACCACTGTTGGAGCCTTCGATTATGTGATCGTGGCGTTCAACAACGTTGAAACCAAGTCGCTGACCGCGCAGAACTAAGGAACAGGACCAATGGCTGTTAATCTTTCTGCGATTAAAGACCTTCTGCTCCCCGGCCTTCGCGGGGTAGAAGGCAAGTACGAGATGATCCCGTCTCAGTACGACAAGATTTTTACCAAGCATAATTCCAAGTTGGCTTTGGAACGTACCGCTGAAATGCGGTATCTGGGCCTTGCCCAGCTTAAGACGGAAGGTGGCCAGACCTCCTTCGATAACAACGCTGGCGAGCGCTATATCTACAACCAGGAACACAACGAAATTGCTCTTGGTTACGCGATTACTCGCAAAGCGATTGACGATAACCTGTACAAGACCCAGTTTCACCCCTCCAATCTGGGCCTCATTGAGTCGTTCCAGCAGACCAAAGAAATCTACGGCTCGAACATTCTCAATACCGCGACGACCTATAATGCCGCGATTGGCGCTGATGGTGTTGCTCTTTGTTCCACCGCACATCCGATTGACGGCGGAACGGTTGCCAACACGCCGACCGTGCAGGCTGATCTGAACGAAGCCACGCTGTTGAACGGTATGATTTCTATCCGTACCAACTTCAAGGATCAGGCTGGCCTGAAGGTTTTCGCCCGTGGCCGGAAACTGATTGTTCCTCCGCAGCTTGAGCCTATTGCGATCCGTCTGACCAAGACGGAATTGCGCCCTGGCACTGCGGACAATGATGTGAATGCGATCATCTCGACCGCTGGTGGTCTGCCGGAAGGCTATATGGTCAACGATTTCTTGACCTCTGCCTACGCGTGGTTCCTGCTAACCAATATCGACGGCCTGTCGTATATGGAACGTATCGCTTTCGAAACTGACATGCAGGTGGACTTCGTTACCGACAACCTGCTGGTGAAAGGATATGAGCGCTACAGTTTCTCGTACTACAACTGGCGCGCCCTTTATGGAAGCTTCCCTACTTCATGATTGATAAGGCCAAAGCCGCTGCTAGAGCCGCTCGTTGGCGCGCTAAGAATCCTGATAAAGTCAGGATTATTCAGCGTCGAGCCAGGGAGAAAGCATTGCTCAATCCGGATAAGGCTGCGAAAATTCGTGAGTTCCAGAGTGGCTATCGTGAAAAGAACCGCGAATATCTTTCTGGCAAGGAACGTGAGCGTCGCTTTGGGATAAGCCTTGCTGATTATTCCGTGTTGGTTGCTGCACAGGACAACAAGTGCGCCATCTGTTTTCAGCCTGAAACTGAAATGCGTAATGGTAAGGTCAAGGCTCTTGCGGTCGATCACGACCATGAAACTGGCGAAAATCGTGGCCTGCTCTGCGTTGCCTGCAATACGGGAATTGGTAAGCTGAAAGAGGATCGTAATATTATGATTTCAGCCATCAAATACCTTGATAAATACTCCGAAGCTCGCCCCAATGTGGTGCCTTTGGTCAGCAAGGGGAATAAATAGATGAGCGTTAGTGCATTTACCGGCCCTCTGATTAGCTTCGGGCAGGCCCAGTTTGATGATAATAATTCTGTCGCCGGTCCTTCGCTGTTTTATAACGGCAGCGGCATTCTGGACCCGCGCCAGACATTTACTTATCAGCCCGGTCAGCGGAATGGTCAGCCGACTTATGGTTTTTTGGGCACCAACCGCATCCAGACTCTGAACGTCATCCCCTATACCCTGACGGCTGGCTTGCTTGCGGCGGCGCAGCATACCACGAACGGTACTGCCATGACGCTGGCGTCTGCCACGGCCACCGGTCTGGCAGTTGGTGTTTCGATTACCCGTCAGGATACCGGCGTTGTTGTTACTGGCCTGCTGGAAATTGATCCGTGCGTTGCAGTTGCCACGGCCACCATTCCTGCTGGATCGACTGTGATGAATGTCACGGCGCTTACTGCTCCTAGCGGCACTAGCTACAATACCTTTTATCCCGGCATGGTGCTGACTGGCACTTCGGTTGTGGCTGGCACGACCATTACTAGCTTCGGCACGGGTAATGGCGGTATCGGCACCTATAACATCAGCGTTCCGCCGTCTGCTGCCATTACTGGCGGCACGATTACCGGCACTGGAACTGGCCTTGTTAGTTCGGTTGCCTATGGCCTGGATAATTGCATCAATCTGTGGAACCCCGTTGCACTTCTGGGTCGCGCGGTCAGCATTACGTCCACGACCAGCCAGATTTCTGCCGCTACCTTCACCGTTCGCGGCTTTGACGTATATGGCTTCCCAGTTACCGAGGTTATTACGACTTCCGGCACATCTGCCACGACCACAAACGGCAAAAAGGCGTTCCGCTATATCCTGTCTGTCACGCCGAATACGACTGATGGCACCGGAAGCTATTCGGTGGATACGACCGACATTATTGGCTTCCCGCTTCGCTCCGATACTTTCCAGATCGGCACCGAGTATGACATTGCCATTGCTTCTAACAATGCTACCGTTGCGGCCACGACCGGCTACACCGCTGCCGTAAAGACCGTGGCTACTGCAACTACGGGCGACGTGCGCGGCACTTTTGCGCTTCAGACGCCTTCTAATGGCACACTTCGCTTCCTGACGACGCAGAGCCCGCCGCTCCCTGCGCTTGGCAGTATCGCTGGTCTATTCGGCGTCACCCAGTACGCAGATTTTTAAGGAGACATGATATGAAGGGCCACAAGAGTAATCATCATCGCAAGCACCGCGAAACTGGCGGTGTCAACGAGGCGGAAGAAGACCTGAAGACGAAGCCGGAAGCTTACACTGACGCCAAGAAGATTGATTCTGAGGCGGAGGAAATGGAAGAGCGCAAGTCTGGTGGCCGCGCCAAGCGGAAGCATGGCGGCAAGATGGTCGGCATGGTAGAAGGCAAGCACGCCAAGCATCACGCTGGTCACAAGCCCCGCAAGGCTGGTGGCCGCGCGACTTCCGATATGAACCCGTTTACTTCGGCCCGCAAGGGTACTCCTGCCAAGGGTCGCAAGCTTGAAATGGAAATGGATTAATTGGGGGCCGTGCATTGACTGCATGAGCGGGGGCCTTGTGCCCCCGTTTTGCCTTGAGGGAACAGAGTAAATGCAGAATATTGTTCTGACGCAGACCGGAACTGGCAGTTCGCGCGTTGCGATCCCTGATTTTTTCAAGGACACGTTCAATATCGGCTTGCAGGCTATCGTAACCGGTACTGTGACTTACACGGTTTGGTATACTCTGGATGATACCCAGGCTGATGGCTATGTTCCTTCGACTGGAAATTGGTTTCCTGTTGCATCGCAGATGCTTGCAGCCACAGCAACAAATGCGGCGCAGTTGGTGACGCCATGCAAGGGTATATATTTGCAGGTTACGGCTGGGACTGGAACAGTTGCCCTTACAATTCAGCAGGCTGGTACGAGGTAGTCGCGCCTCACGGAGTGAGAGATGACGACTAGCGGAACATATAACTACAATCCGGGATTGGGAGAGGCGACAATATACGCCTTCAATCTGTGTGGCATCCGTGGCACGGCTATTCTCCAAGAACACATGGAATCGGCCCGCATGGCAGCAAATATGCTGCTGGGTCGCTGGAGTAGCCAGGGGGTAAATCTTTGGGCCGTCGATCTTCAGACAATTAATTTGGTTCAGGGCACTTCAACATATTCTGTCCCAGCTAATACGATTGTGATGCTGGATGCCTATGTTACGACAACAAACGGCGGCGTCCCGATCAATCGACTTATTTTGCCTATCAGCCGCACAGAGTATGCCAGCTACCCAAATCCGCAGCAGCAAGGCTTCCCGACTACCTATTGGATGGATCGCCTTCTAGCGCCTTCTGTGACACTCTGGCCGGTACCTGACGGCAATGAGGTATCATTTAGTTACTACAGAGTCCGGCAGGTACAGGATTCCGCCTTTACGTCCGGTCAACAGGTGGAGATTCCATATTATTTTCTGGAGGCATTCGCGTATGGTCTAGCCCAGCGTTTAGCTATGATCTGGGCGTCGGACAAGGTTGCCATGCTGAAGCCGTTAGCGGATGAGGCATATGCTATTGCGGCGGCTCAGAACATCGAGACCGCCGCAACTTACATTAGCCCCATGATTTCGTCATACTTCCGACCATGAATAGTGAAAACGTTTTCTATATCTACGAACACTGGCGTCCTGATAAGGGCGTTTGTTTCTATGTTGGAAAGGGAAAAGACAAACGCGCTTGGGACATGAAAAACATGCGCAATTGCCATCATAAGGCTGTCGTATCAAAACTTACAGCCATGGGATTTAGTGTAGATGTCCGCATAATCGTATCTGGCCTATCCTCAACGGCGGCACTTGCAGTCGAAATAGATCGCATTGCGACGTACAGCAGGGAAACCCTTACAAATATGACGCGCGGCGGCGATGGGCTAGTCGATCCAAGCCCTGCCGTTAGAAAGCGCATGTCTGAATCTCAGAAGACAAGATTTGCACGGCCTGAAGAAAGAGAGAAAATGAGCGCCAGGGTTACGGGACGAGTAACATCTGATGAGACTAAAAAGAAACTATCAATAACCAGCAGCGGTCGTAAGTATTCCAAAGAAACTATCAAAAAGATGAAGGTGGCCGCAAAAATACGTGGTATTTCGGCAGCGACTAGAGAAGCGCAGGTTAAGGCAATTACAGGTAAAAAGCGCGCGCCGTTCAAGGAATCTACCATTATAAAAATGCGCGCCGCTGCTAAAGTCAGAGAAGAAAAAAAGCGCCTAGCTCGCGAGGTCTCCTGATATGGCCTACGCGTCACAAACTGGAAGAGCTAGAACAAATCCCAGTGACCCAAATGCCCACGCTATCTGTGACCGCTGTGGATTTCGGTACAATTGGATTGATTTAAATTGGCAGAATGAGTGGCGCGGTGCGTCTCTCATGAACATCCGCATTTTGGTTTGTCGTCGGTGTTTAGACACGCCTCAAGAACAATTACGCGCCATTGTTGTACCTGCTGACCCGCTGCCTATCATCAATGCGCGAGTTCAAGACTTTGCAATAGCTGAGACTAATTACCAGACCATCACTCAGCTACCTGTTTACGATCCGACAACCGGCATTCCAATTCCGGGAACGACCACGCTTGTCACCCAAGACGGGCGCAATCTCGCCACACAGGAAACGGGACCGCCCACTGGGCTAACGCAGTCTGCTATTATGCCGTTGCAAGGCAACGTTCATTATGGCGTTTGTCTAAATCTGCTTTCGGTTACTGCGAACGGCACGACAATCATCACCGTGACTTGTTCGTCGCCGCACGGACTTTCTACGAACGGACAGATTGCAGCGGAGGGCCTGTCTAACAACAAAGCGGATGGCTTCTATAGTGTGACGGTGCTTGGGGCCATGTCGTTTACCTACATGACAAATACCGTTATACCGAGTGGATCACTTTTGACAGCTACCGCATTGATTACAACTGCTTCTGTCGGGTTGCCGTTGCAATTCGATCAGATACCGCAGACGGGGATTTAGACTTAGATGCAAGCATGTTCTAAATGCCATGTTGAAAAGCCGCTGGAGGATTTTTACCAGCGTAAAAATGGTGCGTACAGAAAGGATTGCAAATCCTGCTTTACTCAAAAGACTAAAGAGTGGAAAGAAAAAAACGCGGACAAAATGCGTGAATACTGGCGTCTTTATTGCTTAGAGGCATACCGTAAGAATCCTGAAAAGGGCAAAGAAAAGGCTCGTCGTTATCGCGCGGCAAACCCAGATCGAGTTAAAATTACGTGGGCTGACAACAATAAAAAAAGATGGGCAAACATTACGCCGGAAAAAAAAGAACAAGAAAAGAAAAGGCTACGTATATTTTACGAGAAAAATAGAGAGAAACAGTTAGCCAGAACTAGCGCAGCAAAAAAGCGCAATAGGGGTCATTATACTGCTTACCAAAACGCCAGACGGGCACTCCAATTGTCTGCTTCTCCGCCATGGCTTTCTGCAATTCAGCTAAACCAAATCGCTGAAATGTATGATGTTGCCGTAGCGTGCAACATGCAGACTGGAATTAAACATCACGTAGATCACATTGTTCCTTTGCGCGGAAAGGCAGTGCGTGGACTTCATGTTCCATGGAATTTACAAGTAATTCCTGCGATTCAAAATCACCGAAAACACAATAAGCTTGTCGAAGAGTATTTACGTTGAGCACAGTAACCATTCCCCAGCTTCCCATGGCAATCTCCTTGGCTGGAGCCGAGCAGATGGAAGCTGTTCAGGCTGGCGTTTCGGTTCGCTTCACCACGGCGCTTTTGGCACAGTACGTCGCTACCTTTGTCATTGTCCCGGCCATAACGACCTTCCCGCAAGTCACCAAGACGGCAAACTACGCATTAAATCCGCTCACTGACTATTATGTTCTATGCACCACAAATGCGTTCACCCTAACGCTTCCGTCTGCCATTGGTCTTGGTGGAAAGACGTTTGTGTTACTCAACGGAAACACAGGCGCATCTGGACATTACATAAGTCTAGCAACTGTACTTGGACAAACGGTTAGCCTTTTTTCTTCGCCATATCCAATTGCGCCAGGGGCCGTTTCGATCACAGTATGGAGCGATAATGCAAACTGGTGGGTAAGCTAAGTGTCCCAGCCAGTTGCCACCAATCCACTGACCTATAACGGCTTCGTTACACAGCTTGGCGTGATGACCGTTGAAAATACTACGACTGTCAGCGGTGTCGTGCAGGGTGTCGATGCACCTTTTAACGCACTAATTCCACAGGCATTGAATTACGCAGAGCTAAGAATTAGCCGCGATGTGGACTTGCTACCGTCCCTGACAAATAACAATTATTCGCTGGCCGCTGGAAACAACGTCCTACAGATTTCAACCAATGATTTTGTGACGATCCAGACCATTCAGGTTGGAACGGGAAACCCGCCCCTTCTGCCAGTTTCTAAGGAATATTTGCAGACCGTATGGGGTAGCAATGCCGTTATAGGAACGCCAAAAGCGTTCGCCATGATTGGCGGTGATCTAACTACGGCTGGAAATACCTATAATAACATCATGGTTGGACCGTATCCCGACACAACTTATGCTGTGTCTATATATGGCACGATCAGGATGCCGTCCCTGTATCTCAACGCAACGCAGGCGCTTGCAAACACCGCAACAACCTTTATCAGCCAATGGCTTCCCGATCTTCTTATGCAGGCGGCTATGATTTATGTGTCTCAGTTCCAGCGGAATTTCAGCCCCACAAGTAATGATCCGCAGATGCCGGGCTCGTATGAGAGCCAGTATCAAACATTGCTCAAGGGCGCGATTGTTGAAGAGGCCAGGAAACGATTTACGGCATCCGCCTGGTCTTCCATGTCACCAGCTACCGTTGCTACCCCGACGCGAGGTGCTTAAATGCCTCACGCCTCAGTTCGTGTAACGCCGGGAATCAATACTACCGAAACACCTGCTTTGAACGAGGCGGGGATTTCATCGAGCAATCTAATCCGCTTTATGCCTGACACGGTATTGGGCGGGATAACCCAAAAGTTGGGCGGGTGGACAAAATTCTATCCCAACACAATAGCTGCGATTGTACGCGCGCTATGGGCTTTCGAGGACACCAACAGTCAGGCGCACCTTGCACTGGGTACGCAGAATATTGGCAGTTCTGGGCAGGCACAACTTGCCGTCATAACAAACAATAGCTTGTCGGACATCACGCCACGTGACACGGCAGATAATATTGCACTTGCAGTTGCAACTACGTCTGGAAGCGCCAGCGTCGTTATCACAGACACAACCACGGGAAATATCACCAATTACGATAGCGTCTATATCCCGGCGCACATCAGTATTGGCGGTATTGTTCTGTTTGGCCTTTATGCCTGCGACCCTGATGGCTATATCAGTGCAACTAGCTATACCGTGTTTTCACGGGACATTCTGGGAAACTTACTGCCTGCAACATCAAGCTCTTCATCGCCCGTTGTAGCAAAATTTACGACGACAAATACAACGTCCACCGTCTCTGTTCTACTGCCAAATCATGGGTATGTTGTTGGAAGCACGTACCCTGTTTTGATACCGACTACGGTAGGTGGAATTGCATTCTACGGAAATTACATCGTTCAGTCGGTAACTGACGCAAGCAATTTTGTTATTATTGGCACATCGACTGCCACGTCATCCACCACTGGCTATATCAATGGCGGAAATGCGCAGTACATTTACAACTTCGGCGTAGGGGCTATTCCATCAGGTACTGGTTACGGTATCGGCGGATATGGCTCTGGCGGCTATGGCAGTGGCACTGCCATTGTCCCGTCCACAGGAACGCCCATAGGGGCAAACAATTGGACGCTGGATAACTGGGGGCAGGTTCTTATCGCTTGCGCTATAGAGCCCGCAGAAACGCTCTCATCCACGATTGCGCCTTACCAACCGATATACTTTTGGGACTCAACCGCCGGGGCACCGACAGCAGAGGTAATTCCGCAGGCCCCGCCATTCAATGACGGCATATTTATCGCTATGCCGCAGCGTCAGATTGTAGCCTGGGGATCGACATTCACGGGCATCCCCGATCCGCTCTTACTGCGCTGGTGCGACGTAAACAACTACGGGTCATGGATTGCGCTTCCCACAAACCAAGCCGGTTCCTTTCGCCTTCCGAAAGGATCGAAGATCGTTGGGGGTCTTCAGGTTCCGCAACAGGCGCTTATATGGACCGATATTGGCGTGTGGTCGATGCAGTACATCAATCTGCCTCTAGTGTATTCCTTCAATGAAATTGGCTCTGGCTGCGGCCTTATCGCCCGCAAGGCGGCTGCATCCTATGGCGGCATCGTCTATTGGATGGGGCCTTCGCAGTTTTATTCTCTTACCTCAACAGGCGTCACGCCCGTTCAGTGTCCTGTTTGGGATGTAATTTTCCAAAACCTAGACCAAACAAATTTGGATAAAATTAGGGTCGCGGTAAATTCACGGTTTGGGGAGGTCGCATGGTACTATCCAACGATTAGTAGTGGGGGCGAGGTCAACGCCTATGTGAAGTACAATACACTTCTGGGCCAGTGGGACTTCGGCAGCCTTGGGCGTTCAGCATGGGTGGACCAGTCAGTGCTAGGACCGCCGATAGGCGCTGACCCAAGTACGCTATATCTCTATCAGCATGAAACATCGCCAGATGCGGATGGTCAGCCACTTCTAGCCAGCTTTCAAACTGGATATTTCGCCATGGCAGAGGGCGACCTAAAGACGTTTGTGGATCAAGTGTGGCCTGACATGAAATGGGGTTATTACGGTGGTTCGCAGAACGCGACCGTGAACATCACATTCTATGTGGCTGATTATGCGGGACAGACACCAACAGTTTATGGGCCTTATTCCGTAACCCAAAGCAGCACATTCTTTACGCCGCGCTTTCGTGGCCGCCTAGTATCAATTGGAGTGGCGAGTAACGATACTGGCTCATGGTGGCGGCTTGGAAACATTCGCTATCGGTATAGCCCTGACGGGAAATTCTAATGAGCGCATCACTATCAGACATTTTAACAACTGCAAAAAATGTCGTAACGGCGATCAATGGGATGGCGCAGACATACCTTGCTGTTCAGGGCGCGCAGAGTCAGGCTTTAATATCTGTTGCTACACTGGTAAAAAATACCAGCGGCAGGATTTGCACAATCAGCGTTACGACGGCTGGGAGCGCGACCGGGACGATTGTGGATTCCAACAATGCATCAAACACAGCGCGGGTGATTTACGTAATTCCAGAAGCCGTTGGCGAGTATGTCGTGAATCTACCGACTAACTACGGTATTTTGGTTATCCCAGGCACAAGCCAAGTGCTTACAGTGAGCTATTCATGATTACGAAATATCATGTGCCAAAGCCGCACGGAATGAAGAAAATGCATCTTCACGTTGGTCCAATTCATAGCGCAGTAGCGGGGCGAACAGATCACCTTCCGATGCACGTTCCGAGCGGATCGTATGTAATTCCAGCCGATATAATTTCCTCAATGGGAGAGGGGAACACGATAAACGGCTTTAAGCATATGCGAAGAATGTTCGGCGGAAGCCCGTATGGCGGCAGTAGCGGCCCCTACGGACAGGGCGCAGGCCCGTATGGCGAGGCGGTACAGAATGGGAAGGCGGCGGGCGGGGAAGTGTCCTCCGTGCCTATCGTGGCGGCGGGCGGGGAATACGTTTTATCGCCCGAAGAAGTCATGCACGCTGGGGACGGAGACCTTGATATGGGCCATAAAGTCTTAGACGAATTTGTTAAACGGACGCGCGCGCAGGCGATTAAAACGCTGAAGGCGCTACCACCTCCAAAGAGAGACTAAATGAGCGATCAAGAAGACCTAAAAATACGCCTCGCTACCGTTCCTGATTTAGACGAAATCATGAAGCTGGCGATTGCGGCGAGCGGCGAAAATAGCTTTCTCAAAGCATCGCCCGCACGGCTCGCGGCAGAGATTTGGCCAGCCCTGAATTTAGACCATGGTCTTTGCGGAGTAATCGGCAAGGAAAACGGAAGCATAGAAGGCGCGGTTCTTTTGCGAATTGGAACAATGTGGTATTCAGACAGCATAGTTCTTGAGGAGCGGGCCATTTTTATTGATCCAGTACATAGAAGCGCCAAGGGTGGCCGCGCCAGGAAGCTTTGCGAGTTCAGCAAAAAGGTGTCTGACACGCTCGGGATTCCGCTGCTCATAGGGGTACTTTCTAACGCGCGCACGCAGGGAAAGATCAAGATGTACGAACGGCAATTTGGCCCGCAGGCAGGCGCTTTCTTTTTGTACGGAGCCGCCACGGGCACCACACCGCAGACACATTAGGGGTTTGAGTTGAACGATTACCGTTTTTATGTCTACGAGCATTGGCGTCCTGACCGGGACGAGTGCTTTTACGTGGGGAAAGGAAAGGGCGGTAGGGCTCACGATATGCATCGTGGCCGTAATCGGTTTCATAAATTTATTCAGGCAAAGCTATCCCGTATTGGTATGGCAGTAGATGTTCGCCTAATTGCTATGTGCCTAACTGAAAACGATGCCTTTGCCTTGGAGCGTGAGCGTATTTCATTTTGGCGTGCTGATGGCGTTGACTTGGCCAACATTACTGATGGTGGTGACGGCCCAAGCGGAAGAAAGCACACCGAAGAGTGGAAGTTGGCCAATAGCGAGAGAATGAAAGGGCGCAAACCTTCTGCTGAAACACGGGCGAAAATGTCTGCTGCCGCTATTGGAAATACTAAGGGGCTTGGAAAGAAAAGACCGGAAGAAGCATCGCGCATAACTGCTGAAAAAAATCGCGGTAAAAAGCGCAGTGCTGAAGTAAGGCTGCATTTAAGTGAAATAAGAAAAGTAAACCCTACGTTTAAAGGGCGTCATCATACTGCTGAATCAATTGCTAAGATAAAAGCTCCGCAAATTGGTCGGCCAAAGTCAGAAGAGACTAAGGCTAAGATGCGAAAGCCCAAGAGCGAAGAACATAAGCGTAAGATTGCCGCTATTCGCCTTGGAAAGAAACATACTCCGGAAACTCTTGCGAAACTTTCGGACGCGGTAAAACGCGGATGGGAAAATCGCAGGCGCAAAGCCCAGCTAAAAATGATGGATCAATAATATGGGCTCGAAGGGCAGCACTAGCACCCAAAGCGTTTCAATCCCACCTGAAGTGTTGGCAATGTATTCGTCGGTTAACGCCAACGCTCAACAAGTTGCTCAAACACCATTCCAAACCTATAGCGGCGAGTTTGTAGCCCCGGTAAATTCTGAACAACAGTCTGGTATTGCCGCTACCAACACGGCGGCAAATCAGGCGCAACCGTATTATTCTGCCGCCACAGGTGCGCTTGGCAGCGCGGCGCAGGCCGGGACAACCGCAAATCAGCAGGCGTCTAATCTCTATGGTGCTGGCTTGGCCGCAGCAGCCCCCGCTACGATTGCATCTGGCGCGGCAGCAAACCCGACAACCTTAGACCAATCCGCTATCAATCAATATCTGTCGCCTTACCTGAACGATGTAGTTGGCAGCACGGCTTCTTTGCTAAACCAGCAAAATCAGCAGGCCATGTCTGGCCAGACTGGAAATGCTATTAGCCAGGGGGCCTTTGGCGGTGATCGTGCCGGTATTGCGGCTGCTGTGCTTCAGGGGCAGCAAAGTCTAAATGAGGGTAATGTTCTCTCCAACCTGTTGAACACAGGCTATCAGAGCGCCCTTGGAACCGCACAGCAGCAGCAGGGCGTCGATTTGTCAGCCCAGCAGGCCAATCTAGCCCGCGAAGGAAGTGCCGCCCAGCAGCTTTATAACGAAGCTAGTGGCACAGCTTCTGGATTGGCCGGTGTTGGCAATCAGCAGTACACTCAGGGCGCTAATACCGCCAATGAACTTGGTGCCCTTGGCACTGGCGCACAGGCGGCTGGTCTTCAAGGTGCGCAGGCGCAGCTTG